CGGATTAGGATCGCAAGCCAGATTACAAGAATATCGCGCTCACCAAAATGAAATAAATAAAGGTAGTAATATCACAGTAACGGCTATGGAAAAGGTCCAACTGATGAAAGAACATGATATACGTCCCGGAACACCAGAATGGTTTAGATTATGGTTTTCAAGACCGTATCTCACCAATGAGAAGCCGATAGGAAAGTAAATGGATAAATTGATACAACTTACACGAATAGCATTCAGCACAACCTTTAGTTTTTATATAAAGGTTCATAGTTTCCATTGGAATGTAGAAGGACCAGACTTTTACGAATATCATAAACTATTTGAAGAAATTTATACAGAAGTGTATGGTGCCGTAGATCCATTTGCCGAAAATGTTCGCAAATTAGGAGGATATATGCCTACCAGTTATCACACATTGAACATGCTGACTCGCATTGAAGATGAGAATCAAGTTCCCAATCTACAACAAATGATTCAAGAACTGCTGTTGGACAGTGAGAAAATTCAGATTGTGTTGAAGAAAAACTACGATGCTGCCGAGGCCGCAGGAGAACATGGACTCAGCAATTTTCTAGCCGAGCGTATGGATGCTCATAAAAAACACGCATGGTTCCTGCGTTCCAGCATTAAGAGAGCATAATGCGTATAATAGAATTATTTGAAGATGAAGCCACTGCTGCAGGCCCCCTGTCTGCTCCCTCAGGTAATAAGGGAGTAGAAGTAGCCGATGTTCAAAAAGCCTTGCTGGCATTAGGATCTGCCAGTTCGCAGGATCTTGGAAATCTCGGTCCAAAGCGGGACGGTGTCGATGGGATATTAGGCCCACTAACTGCTGCGGCACTGAAAAAATTCCAAGCAGCCAACAAATTACCGGCCAGTAGTCGGGCTGATGATGCTACCATAGCCGCGTTAAATTCTGCACTAACAGCAGGTAAAATTACCATAGTTAAATCCACACCAGCTGATCTCGCATCATTTGCGCTAAGAGGTGACCCTAGTGCCGAAGATCTTGCTGCTATACAAAGTCCCGAGTTTAATGACAAATTAAATAAAATAGGGCAGAAACTAGGAGTAGATCCCAAAGACTTACTGAGAATCATGAAGTTCGAAACTGGCGGCAGTATGAGTCCAAGTCAAGGTTCCGGCACTAGCAGCGCAGTTGGGTTGATCCAATTTATGCCGCAAACTGCTAGAGATCTAGGAACTACCACACAAGACCTAGCACAAATGTCTGCTGTTGAACAATTGGATTATGTTTATCGGTTTTATAAAATGAATGGAGTTCGACCAGGCATGGATGTAGGCGATCTCTACATGCTGACCTTTATGCCAGCCGCTGTAAATAAGCCTGATGATTTTGTGCTAGGTGATGCCAACGGTGGCGATGTATTTGGTCTGAACAAAGCCAAAGTTTGGCAACAAAATCCAGCATTTGGTAAGAGCCAGGGTAAAAGTTATTTCACTGTAGGCGATGTTAAAAGCACTATAGAAAGGCGGGCATAATGAGAGCACGGGAATTTATTACTGAAAAAAGGCTTGGAAAAATTTCCAAACGAGCTCAACAGCCCAGTAGAGGTATATTAATCTACGGTGACGAGGATCATATCAGTGGCGATTATGTATCATTTAAATTAGGCCAAGCTATGGCCATGGCCGATGGTACAGGAAAAAAGCTAGACATGGACGGAGTAAGCTGGCATGGGAAACGGAAAACAGTTCAACCGTATTCTGAGTTAGAACAAAACATGTTTAAACAGGCTGCTAAAGCAGTTGGCGCAGATTATAACGATATCAATAAGGGCGATATAAACAGTGAGGAATTATCAAGCACTAACACAGTTAGCCCTATTTCAAACTGGATGACAAAAAAATGAACAACGAATTTAAAAAAATCTCCAAAGATGACGTAACCAGATATGTTTTAGAAAGTGCCAGTGGTGGCGGGACCAGTGCAGGAAATGTTGCATCTGTATCCAAGGCAATGGGTGGGGTTCAAAGCAGAAGTAATCTACTGGTTCAGGACACAAGTCAATCACTTACTCCACGTAGCCCCGTTGCTCACGCTGCTCAGAAAGTAGCTAAGGGTAGTGGTAAGCATACTGATCGCAAACAACAGAGCAAACAGGTTCGCGGTGAAAAACACAAGACCAAGGACTTTGCTGAAAATCAGGATCATGAGATCAGCATGGCCGGCAGCGAACTACACAGCATCTTCCAAAATGCCAAACAATTACACACCATGATCAAGACCAAGAGTGAAGAAGAAGGTCTAGACGCTTGGCAACAAAGCAAGATTACCAAAGCAGCAGATTATCTCAATAGTGTGCTACAGAGCCTACAACATGAGATGATGGGCGAGGGTGATCGCACAATGAGTCGTGCTGCCAAGGGCATGATGAAATACGGCAAGGATGGAATGAAAGCATTGGCCAAGGCCGGTCGTGATGGTGCTAGCGAAAAACAGTTAGATACTATTCGCGATAAACACGATCACTATAATGAAGGGTGGAGTCAAAAATACAAAAATAGTATCAACTGCAGTCATCCAAAAGGATTTAGTCAGCGGGCTCACTGTGCCGGCAAGCGTAAGCACAATGAAAGTATAGAAATGGAAATGACTTGTCCGGATTGTGGTATGTGCGAAACACATGGCGACAATATGATGGAAGTTAAACAACGCCTAGATGCCAAGTGTTGGAAAGGCAAGCATAAAGAAGGCACCAAGATCAAAGGTGGCATTAGAGTCAATAACTGTGTGCCAAATGAAAGTATCCAAGAATCAGAAAAAAGATGTATGCAATGCGGCATGACCAATTGTAGTTGTCCTCCAGGCAAATGCAAATGTAAACCTATCGCAGGATGGATGCCTGGCAAAGGATTCAAAAAAGACGTAGCGGAGGCCACCGGAGATGAACGATTTGATTCCATGATGAGTCAGATCACCGGTGGTACCGGTGCCAGGCAAGGTGTAGATAATTTAAATAAGTCTCTCACTGCAAGATCAGGCAGTAACCCTGAAACTGCATTGGCCAAATGGGGTCAGGAATTCATAAAGTGGCTTGAAGATATTTGCCGTAATTTTTCCAGGCAAGGTGTAGATAGGTTTAGTAAATTAGAAAAATTAAGCGAATTCGAAGACGGTGGCGAAACCATGGCGCACTGGTTGATTGAGGTTGCTAAACAGACCAAGACCTCAGGCATTACACTGGCAGACATACAGGAATTTTCTAGCGAGTTTAATACCTACGGAATGTGGCCTTGGCAGCAGTTCCCTATAGCCTGGAGTCAGGGCGAATGGCAAGACTACAAAGATCAATGGACCGGCCCCGATGGTTATATAGCCAGCCTAAGACAAGGTGTGGCGGAAGGCTTAATATCAAGTGGAGATGCTGCTCTTGAACTATTAGAACTAAACATATTCAAAGACCTAATAGGTGAGCATAGTCTCAGTAATTACGATGAGGAGTTTTCTCAAAGCCCTAAATGGCAAAAAGTTGTAGCAAAATGGGCCCCAAAGGCCGAAGGGTTATATAATGCAATTATTAGGCTTCACAATCTCGGTAAAAAAATAAGCAGCCAAGAAGCCAGAGCAATCACTGATACTGCTTATGATGGCAGTGACGCTTACAATGATCCAGAATCTGCGGCTAGTGATCTGCCAAGAATATACGCACAACAATATAACGCAATTTTACAATTTATTGAAAACTTATCAAATCCCAAACCTAACACCATACACGAGCAAGGTGTGGCAGAAACTCAACTAGCCGAACTAGATCGCCCAAGTGGTAAGTTGTTCATTATTGTCAAAGCAGACAACGCCGGTGCTACTCATGTATTTGGCGACTTTGGATCATTTCCACAGGATGTCATGCACAAGATCAGCAAGCGTGGCACTAGAGATAAATCCGGTGCTAAAACCAAACTAAAGATTGATTTCTTGTTTGACAATTTTAGATCCACTATCCAACAACTGAGAACCATATTTAGGGACGTAGATTTTGTAGGAGCCGAAGCCGCAGAATTTATTATTCACAGTTCCGCACTACGCAGCGATCAAGGTGAAGATGTTAAACAACTAAAAGACTACATTGAAGCCGGCGATGATCGTCGTATGACCATGTATCAAAAGCCCGAAGAGGATGATGATGGTGATGACGGCGAAACAACTGGTGGTAATATGCTACGCATTGATCCCGAAACTGGAGCAGCACGTAAGGTAGTTGGTGTGAAACCACAAACACAAATGGGTGGTAAATCTGTCGAACAACCAGGCATGACCACTTACAGATTTAAAGATCCTGTATTCGCTCGACAACTGCGTGGAATGAATTTAGGATTCAATATCAAAAATGATAGTATTACCGTAGATCAAAAACAGAAACAAGAGCTGTTGAGAAAGCTGGGCAACAAGTTCGACGATATTTTTACCAGCCAAGAACGGTTCAAGGAAGATGATATCAATGAACTACGCGATATGGGCGATAAGCCCACAGATGGCGAATTACTATTGCTAATGAGAAAGTATAGAATGGCCAAGGTAAAAGGACAAGATCCATACAGCGTCATGCGTCGTGAAGAAATGTTTAAACTGCTAGACAATGAAGATCGTGTAAAAGAGTTAAAACATCGCACTACCATAGAAAATACACTAAGCGAAAAAGCAGTTAGTCAGCAACAGCAAAAGTTCTTTGGTATGGTTCATGCCATGCAGAAAGGCAAAAAGATTCCAGGTGCCAGTGCTGAACTAAAGAAAACTGCTAAGGATATGAGCAAGAGTGATGCGAAGGATTTTGCCAAGACTCGGCATGCTGGACTACCTAAGAAGGTATCAGAATTTAAAATGGCATTGCCCCCTACAGGAATGAGTCCAGAAGAAGCACAAAAATTCGCAGCAGATCAACAGGCTCGATCACAGGCCATGTATCAACAACAGCAACAACAGCAAACACAACAAGCACTACCACTCGGTGCTATTCCGGGAAGAAATTCACCACACCCAAAGACACATGTATATGATGAAAAATTAGATGCGTGGATTCCTGGGGCACCACTGGCACCTGCTAACGAAGACTCTTATATGGAGTCATTATCTGCTGCTCTAGAACAAAAACTCAGCGTAAATGATACTCCCGAAGTATGGCGTGATGATTTTGAACATGCGGATCCTGTCAAATATCCACAGTTTAGAAACAAGACCGTTGAGAAAAAACATCGCATGGCCGATGTGGCTCGCTACAGACAGATTCAGAAAACATGAGAATACGTACTTGACAACAGACAAATAATCGCTTATACTAGTGTATAAGGAGAATTATTCTATGAGTAAAGCATATGGTGCGCCCGAACAGGCCAAGATCAAACAGATCGTTGCCGAAGGGGTTACAGTCATGCAGGAAATCCAAGATCTTACCGAAGGTCTCAATGACACTATCAAAGCAGTTGCTGAAGAACTAGATGTTAAACCCAGTGTGATTAAAAAGGCAATTCGCATCGCACAGAAAGATACCTGGGATCAAGTATTCCGTGAGTTCGACGATCTAGAATCCATTGTGGATATCAGTGGGCATGCCAATCGTCGCAAGGATGATGAATAAATATGATTAATACTCTGTTTGGGCCTACCGTAGAGTGGATTAGGAGTGATTATGAGTCCAATCGTTTTCGGTTTATTATGGAGTTGGTTGCTTGGGCTATTAGTATTGGGTGTGCTATTACGATGGCTGTCACAGTACCGTCCCCTCCCTTTATTATTATGTACCCTCTGTGGATTACTGGTTGTGCTATCTATGCCTGGGCTGCTTGGACTCGCCGTTCATTTGGTATGCTGGCTAACTACCTCTTGCTTGTCACCATTGATTCCACAGGCCTGGTAAGGTTATTGCTAAATATACATTGAGTAAGGTTAGATCAGCCACAAATGATCGTTAAGGTATTTGAGAGCCACAAATCTCAAAAGGAGAAAAATTATGAGTTATATTGATGCCCGCTGGGATCGTGACCGAGACATTGTTCAGGTTGTCGAAAGAGATCCAAAAAAAGGTCGTATCTATCAAGAATACGCCGCCAGATACATTTTCTATTATCCAGATGCTCGAGGAAAATATCGCAGCATTCATAACGAACCGTTGAATCGTGTAACGGCTAAAAGTTTTAAAGAATTTACCAAAGAACAAAAGATTCACAGCAATCATAAACTTTATGAAAGCGACATGAATCCTGTATTCCGTTGCCTTGAAGAAAACTACCTGGATAGAGATGCTCCAAAACTAAATGTAGCATTTTTCGATATCGAAGTAGACTTTGATCCAGAACGAGGGTACGCAAGTCCCGATGATGCTTTTATGCCTATCACTGCCATTGCTGTACACTTACAATGGTTGGATACACTGGTATGCTTGGCCGTTCCACCCAAAACACTCACCATGTCAGAGGCACAAGAACAGGTTAAAGAATTCCCTAACACTATCTTATTTGAAACGGAATACGAAATGTTAGATACATTTCTTAATCTTATCGAAGACGCAGATGTGCTCAGTGGATGGAACAGTGAAGGATTTGATATACCATATACGGTAAATAGAGTCACCAAGGTACTAAGCAAAGAAGATACACGAAGGTTTTGTCTGTGGGATCAAATGCCCAAGAAACGCGAATACGAAAAGTATGGAAAAACTGCTGTTACATATGATCTAGTTGGTCGTGTACATTTGGATTCGTTGGAACTTTATAGGAAATATACATATGAAGAGCGTCACACCTACCGATTGGATGCCATTGGAGAAATGGAAATTGGAGAAAATAAAACCGTCTACGAAGGATCTCTGGACCAACTATACAACAACGACTTCCGCAAATTCATCGAATACAACAGGCAAGACTGCGCACTTCTGGACAAACTCGACAAAAAACTCAAGTTCCTGGATCTAGCCAATACAATTGCACATGAAAATACCGTACTGCTACAGACCACTATGGGGGCGGTGGCTGTAACAGAACAGGCCATTGTCAACGAAGCACATCGTCGCGGAATGATGGTGCCCAGCAGACCCAGACGCAGCGAAGATGGCACCGATACACAAGCAGCAGGTGCTTATGTAGCTTATCCTAAAAAAGGTCTCCATGACTGGATTGGCAGTATGGACATTAACAGTCTATATCCATCAGTGATTCGCGCACTCAATATGGGACCAGAAACCATTGTTGGTCAATTACGCATGGATTATACCCGAGAAGAGATTGACATTAAAATGGCTAAAGGTTCCAGTTTTGCCTCAGCATGGGAGGGTAAATTTGGAACCAATGAATACGAATTTGTCATGGCACAAGATCGCAGTCATGAAATTGTAGTCGATTGGGAAGATGGCAGAAATGAAATCATGAGCGGTGCTCAGGTCTATGAAATGGTTTTCAATAGCGGTAAACCATGGATGCTTTCGGCCAATGGCACAATCTTCACACACGAATTTGAAGGTATTATTCCCGGCCTGCTGAAACGTTGGTATGCCGAGCGTAAAGAAATGCAGGCCAAACTGAAAGACTCTATTAAAGCGGAGAATAAAATTGAAGAAGAATACTGGGACAAACGACAATTGGTTAAGAAAATTAATCTTAACAGTCTATATGGTGCTATTCTTAATGCTGGTTGTAGGTTCTTTGATAATCGCATCGGTCAGTCTACCACCCTTACCGGGCGTTCAATTGCCCGACACATGGCCGGTAAGATCAACGAAGTTATAACCGGCGACTACAACCATGTAGGCAAGGCTGTTATCTATGGCGACACAGACAGTGCTTACTTTACAGCTTATATCGCACTGAAGAACGAAATCGCCAAAGGTGAGATTGCTTGGGACAAGGACACCGTGGTCAAACTGTATGATACTGTAGCAGATGAGGTAAATTCTACATTTGCAGATTTCATGTTAGAAGCATTTCATTGTCCTAAATCACGCGGGGAAGTTATCAAAGCCGGTCGAGAAATTGTTGCTATCAAAGGCCTATTCATTACCAAGAAACGCTATGCAGTTCTTAACTACGACAAAGAAGGCAAGCGACTCGACGTAGAGGGAAAACCTGGCAAGATCAAGGCCATGGGACTGGATCTCAAACGCAGTGATACTCCAGAATTCATGCAGGATTTCTTAACTGAGATTTTGACCAAGGTACTGAATGGTGCCCAGGAAAAAGAAATACTAGAGAGAATCAGCGAATTTAGAACAGACTTTAAAACTCGCCCCGGTTGGGAAAAAGGCAGTCCTAAACGTGCTAACAACATCACCGAATATCAAGCCAAAGAAGCCAAACAAGGCAAGGCCAATATGCCAGGTCATGTTAGAGCCAGTATTAATTGGAATACTCTTAAACGAATGAATAATGACAAGTATTCTATGAATATCGTTGATGGTATGAAAGTGATCGTGTGCAAACTCAAAGACAATCCATTAAAATATACCAGTGTGGCATATCCTGTAGATGAACTGCGTTTGCCTAAATGGTTCCAAGAATTGCCATTTGATCACGGTGAAATGGAAGCCACTATCATCAATAATAAATTAGACAATCTCATTGGGGTTCTGGAATGGGATTTAGATTCAACTACACAGAACAATACATTTGGTAATCTTTTTTCATTTGATTGATTTTTACCTTGACTTTGCCGCAAAATCTAAATAAACTAACACAAAGGAAATATATCATGCTAGACCTACTTAAAGACATCGTTGCACATACTCAGAAACTTGGTTTCTTAAACATTGTTAAAGTTACGGGAACAGACAAGCAAACACTTATCGATTCCATGGCAGAAGACCGCACTGTGATCATGTATGCCGAAACTACTGATCCGCAACCAGAAATGATTGGCACATTTGGTATGCCCCAACTGGAAAAACTTCGTTATCTAGTAGATGGCAAAGAATATCAACAGGATGCCACCATTGAGGTGGTTCGCGAAACTCGCAACGGAGAATTGGTTCCAGTTGGCCTCCACTTTGAAAATGCTGATGGTGATTTTAAAAACGATTACCGTTTTATGAACCAGGACATTATTAACGAGAAACTTAAAACCGTTAAATTCCGTGGTGTTAAATGGGATGTAGAAGTTGAGCCCACTGTCAGTGCTATTCAGAGATTTCAATTCCAAGCAGGTGCCAATACTGAACATGTTACCTTTTTGGCCAAGGTCGATGGCGATAAATTAAAATTTACATTCGGTGATGTTAGCACACACGGCGGAGAATTTATATTTGCCTCCGGTGTTACAGGTAAAATTACCAAGTCCTGGACATGGCCTGTTGCATCTGTGCTGGGCATTTTTAAAATCGCCGATGCTAACAATGCTAAGATCAGTTTCAGCAATGAAGGCGCTATGCAGATTACGCTAGACAGCGGCCTGGCTACCTACAAATACATTATTCCAGCACAGGCATGAGACCTCCAATTAACCTAACTCCGCTACAAAAGGATTATGCTGTATTTCTTCCAGCAATCAGTTCGTTCTACAGCACTTATGTAGCCAAGCAACGACTCAGCGAGTATATACCCAAAGAACGTATGCCAGCAGGGTTTGATCGCGGCATCGAAGGCATGAATTTTCTCAATGCCGAAGAGGGGTATTTTACCTATAAGTACGCTCTTTATTCTGCAGGGCATGCTCAACTGGATCTTAAAAAAGCCCTCACCGACGATTCGATGCTGCAACAACGAGATCGTGCCAATACCATGATTCTCGGCGACTCAGGCGGATACCAAATTGGTAAAGGTATTCTTAAATTTGACTGGAAAGACTTTGAAGGTAAGTCAGCCAATAAAACACGAAGTGAAATTGTCAATTGGTTAGAAGCAACAGCAGATTGGTCAATGACACTGGATGTTCCTATTTGGGCTTGTGATAAAAATAATCAACCCAGAACCGGATTGACCAGTCCAGATGATTGCTTAACAAAAACTCGATTCAATAATGAATTTTTCATAAAGAACCGGCAGGGTAAAACAAAATACCTAAATGTTCTACAGGGCAGCGATTGGCTTAGCGCAGAAACATGGTATGAGGGTGTTAAAGAATACAGCGACAATAACATCTATGGCGACCAGGCTTTTGAAGGCTGGGCGTTTGGCGGTGTCAATATGAGCAAGATGGACATGACACTGAAACGCATAATGATCCTGCGCGAAGAAGGATTACTCAAAGGAAAAGATTGGATACACTTTCTCGGAACTGCTCAACTAGACTGGGCTTGCTATTTAACTTCAATTCAACGTCGAATCAGGGAACATATCAATGAAAACCTTACCATATCTTTTGACTGCGCCTCACCGTTTGTCGCAACTGCACACGGACTTACCTACACCAATGCAATCCACACGTCCAAAAAGTTCAGTGTTGTTATGGACAAGGCACCAGATAACAAAGCACTTGCAGAATCCACAATCCCATTCCCATTTGAATCGGAGATCGGCCGCAGGTTAGTAATGGGAGACATTGCCTACTATGATCTAGGTCAACGCAAAACTGATGCCGAATTAAACGGTGTTAAATTTAATCATTTAGATCCAAAGCACTATCATGTTGCCCCCCGTGTTAACAAACTAGGCAAAATTCCAACCAATACCAGTTGGGATAGTTTTGCTTACGCACTTTATATGGGGCATAATGTCTACTGCCATATTGCTGCTGTTCAACGAGCCAATCAATTGGCCGATATTGAATGTACCAAATACAAACCAGATTGGCGTGAATGGAATAAACTCAATGCTAAAAACCTCAATAGCAATCAATTTAGTGAGTGGGTTCCACGAAGCATCCTGTATTTTGATCGATTCGTTGAAGAACTTTTTGCAACTAAAAATCTCACAGAGGCTATGGATATGCTTGAACAACCCAATGCTAAAGCATTTTTAACTAGCATTGCAGGAGCAAGAAACACTACAAATGGTCAAAGCGACAACATGTTTGGTAGTCTTTTTTCAGTTGAAGAAGTTACACGAGCAGATGATATTTGGTTGGAAAACCCCGAAGATGAAAAACTTCGAGCACTAGAAGATGATCTCAAATCTGAGTAAATCTTTGATTGATTAATTTTATTAACTCCGCTATAATAGATACATGAAAAGAATATATGCAACCGAACCCACAGCAGATGTAAACTTTTTTACCGGAGTAGAGGTAGAACATACCCCTGCTTACGGTAAGAAAACATTATTTGTTGTGGGACTACAAAGATTCCAAGATATTCACACACACTTGCTAGGGTGTGAACATATTTTCTTTGGTGCCAATCACAGTTTTAATCCACCAGCAAACGATCCAGATTATTGGCGTGCCTGGGAGGAAATGATTAGTGATTTCCTTAACAGAGATTACCTTTGTACTCTGGATATACCAATCAGCGCAGTTGAAGAATTCAATGACGGTGGATTATGTGAATACAGCAATTTTATTCCGCAAATCCGCATTGCTATTCCATATGTAAAATTGTGGAATTATAATACCATGATTAAAATTGACGACAGAGATTTTAACGCAACCAATCCCGGAGTGTGGTGTCACAGCCTGCACACTCTTATGGATCGTAGTAAATTCACAGGCTGGAACCAATATAACAATGATGAGATTCTAAAATGATTACTAGTAAAATTACCAAAACTCCAAACGGAACTACCGAGGAAAGATTATTTAAACTACTCGAAAGCATCGATTGGAAATTGTGGGAAATCATGAACATGATGAAAGACAATCTTCCAGAAAAACCCAAGACCGCTAAGGCGCCTAAACCCGCAACTAAAAAAGAAGCGACACCGGAATGAACAACGTGCTGAAGCAAGATTGGAGACCTAGCCAGATGTCCTATATTCGAATTCGAACTGAATTTGAAGGATTTCATTGCTATCCCAATGCCGGAAGTATTGATCCTCGTATTCAATTTTTAGAAAATGAACATAGGCATATGTTCAAAGTAGAGGTTAAAATATCAGTCGACCATCTTGACCGAGAATTAGAGTTCTTCCTGGTCAAATGGGCACTAAATGATTTTATCAAATCTGGGAGCCAAGATCATCGCTCCTGCGAAATGATAGCACAGGACATTCTTGTAAATCATCTACTTCCTAAATACGGACAAAGGTATTATGAGATTGTGGTCTCCGAAGACGGAGAATCAGATGGAATTATTGAGTATAAACCTTAATAATATTTTTTAAACTTTCTTTTTATTTTTTATTAATATCATGGCACATCCTGCTTATATCACTAAATCTTTTCGTATGAAACCCGAAGTCAACAAGATCTTTGACGATCTCGAAGAATGGCTCGACGTTTGCCGCTTTAATCTCATGCACTACGATGAAAAGGACCTTTATCGCAGTCCCGATTACAAGGAATTCAAACGCCGCAGCCGTTACGAAAACAATCGTCGCGGTGGTAATAACAATAATCGTCATCAGGCCAATCAGGCATGAGAAAACTATGGTATATGGGTCTAGAACCCTACAAGGCCAGGTACACTCTACAACTCCAAGATTGGAACGAGTCGGTATTTGAATGTCGTAATATTGACTACGAGTTTGTACAAGGCGACACCTTAGATACCGATCAAGCCATTGTAACCGGGCAGGTGTTAGATGCGCACGGCCGTACCTACTACTCCATGACTCAATTGGCCAAATTGGTCAAACTCATGAAGCAAGGTCAGGTAACCAATGAGGATGTGATTTATTTCGAAGACATGTTTACTCCCGGTATCGAAAGTCTTCCTTATATTCTCAATCAAATTGATGCTGCTCATCGGCCCCGCATCTTTGTTCGCTGTCTTGCACAAAGTATCGATCCAGATGATTTTGTTCATGTTTGGGGGATGAGTCAATGGATGGGTCAATATGAGAAAATGGTTGACTCTTTTGTCGATGGTGTACTGGCCAGTAATGAAGAAATGGTCATGCACATGAAGATTGCTGGGTGGACTGCTCCAATCTACAACATCTCTGGGTTGGCTTTTGGGAAACAGGAAGTAATGAGTCGTGTAGATGATGTAACACCGTTTGAGAATCGCACTCATCGTGTGGCATTTTCTGCTCGTTGGGATCAAGAGAAACAACCAGACTTCTACATGGATTTGATTGAGGAATGGTTCCGCCGCTATCCAAACGATATTGCTCGAGTTCAAAATCGCCAACCGGTAGAATTCTGTATTCTTTCCGGAAGTCAATTACGTTCAAACAGTGACCGTTATGTACAACGTGCTCGTGAGCTGGAATCCCGAGGACTGTTGACAATCTACGAGGATCTGGAAAAGGATGAATACTATCGTATTCTAAATGACACTCGTGTGCTGTTTAATTGTGCGCTACAAGACTGGACCAGCAATACAGTTAGCGAAGCCGATTCACTTGGGTGTAATGTGCTGTTTCCAGCATATCGCAGTTTCCCAGAAACTTTTGCCAATGATCATGAGCGCCTTTATATTCCTTGGAGTTTGGAAGATGCTATTGATAAATTAGAAAATCTTCTTAAACATGAACATCCAAACTTAGGTAAGATCAGTGATTGGACCAACGGCTGTATTGATCGCATTGTGGATATTCTAGAAGGACATGGAGAAGAGTGGCGTAGAGACAGTGTGGATTATAGACAACACTCTCGTCGAGCCAAGTATTAACTTGACCTACTAACACATTAGTGTTAGAATAGAACTTGGTTAACTCCACTTAAATAGTGTTACATAGTAAGGAAACTCAAATGAAACTTAAAAAACTTGCCGCCGGTATTGCTTTTCTAATGTCAACTGGGGCCATGGCCCAGACCGCAGTTTGGGAGACTAGCGAATACTACAAAAGCCGAACAGTAGATAGTGTCAAAGCCAGTTCTGCATGGAGTCGAGGCTACACCGGTAAAGGTAGTGTGATTGCCATTATCGATTCTGGCATTGATACCAAAAATACCGAATTTGCCAATCGTATTAAACTGATCCAGGACTTTTCTGGAAGTGGAACAATTAATGACAATATTGGTCATGGCACCCATGTTGCAGGAATTGCGGCGGCGGCCTACAATGGAACCGGAGTCGTGGGTGTTGCATTTGATTCACAATTACTAATTGGCAAAATCACTAATAACGGCCTGTCACTTGGTACTACAATCCTAAAAGGAATAACCTGGGCCAATGCTAACAATGCAGATGTAGCCAACCTAAGCTCAAATTCCACATTGTCAGCTTCTGCACTAAATGCCAAATTAATTGCTCCAGGAATTTACACCACCAATTTTACCAATACCGCTAACCTAGCAGGCGGCCTTAACCCAACGGAATGGGCTAATGCCATGAAAGGTAATATGGTATTGGTTATTGCCGCAGGTAATGATAACACAGCCTGGACTGGAGGACTTAGTCAGATTGCTACTGCTACAGATAAAAGTGGAAATCTTATTCTCGGTGGTCGGGTAATTGTTGCCGGTAACTGGAACGAACAAAGCAATACCGGATTAGGTCCTAACAGTAATGGTGCTGCTACACTTTGCCAGGTATTAGTTGCAGGTGTATGTCAAGACAAATATAAAATGAGCCAGTTTTATTTGTTGGCTCCGGGTACCGGAATTAGTTCAACTGTGCCAACTGCAATTAACAAATCCGGTGTTCTAAATATGACTGGTACATCTATGGCCGCACCGGCAATTAGCGGCGGTGTAGCTATTATTCACCAAATGTGGCCGCAGATGACAGGTGCTAATATTGCTCAATTATTGTTTGTTACAGCCAACAAAAACCTTCCCGGATATGATCCTAACAAGTACGGTCAAGGGCTGATGGATCTTGACAAGGCTACTCGTCCTGTTGGTACATTGGGTATTCCTACCACAGGAAGGTTAAGCGGACCGACAACTACTGCCATTCAACCTGTGTTGGTTACTACTAGCGGGAGTGCTGGGACAGGCAAGATCAACGGAGTCATGTTGGTAGACAGTTTCCGACGTGATTTCTATATGCCAGGCAAAACACTAACTGCCTACAATAATCAAAGTTATTTCAATGTAGCACAGGCAGCAATGCCATACCAAACCGGTAATAACTATAGCCAGTTCAACAACTACACTGATTATGTTCATAACGAAACTGGCGATTTTGAAGTTAAACTGTATCGTAACAACACATTCAATATGGTTGGAAATAATCCAGGCATGATCGAAATGGGGTATCAGTTGCGCAATGACTATGCCAATGTTAAATTTACATCAGGCATGTTTATAGAAAACAACACCTGGCTTGGCAATGCTCTAAACAGTTTTGGCGGAGGTGGAGATAACAAAATGAGCTCTACATACTTCACAGGTGTAGGCATTGATCGCAATGTCGGCAAGAACAATTTCTATGCCAATGTTACACACGGGGTTACACTGGCATCCAGCACCAGCGATAATATCAGTAACCTAGGTTCCGTGATGAGCTATACCTGGACACTGGGTGCTGAACACAAGGTAGATACCAAAAATGCCCTGGGCCTAATGGTATATCAACCTGTGTCGGTATATCGTGCCATGGCAGATGTCACTGCGCCGGTAGGATTGGACAGCGATTTCAATGTTGTTCAGAATAGCCGTCAGAATCTTGCTGCTACTGTTCGAGAAACACGAGTAGGGCTTTACTACAAGTTCAAAGATGAAGATCGTTCAAATATCCTGGCATTTGTAGAAAATCGTCAAAACTACCGCGGTCAGACTGGTGTTAGCGACAATGTTGCCGGGATTTCCTTTAATCAACGGTTCTAAAATGAAAATTGGCCAATGGATGCTGGGCCTGCTGGACAAGGCAGGCCGTAAACGAATTATTATGGATCGAGTAAATCATGAACCTTACCTTGAAAGATATTATGTTTTCCTTAAAGACAGATCATGGTTTCCATTTAACATATTCATTCATAAATTTCTTAAATCAGATCCCGATGATGTTCATGATCATCCATGGCCTTACGCCACGTTGATCCTTAAAGGTGGCTACAATGAATGGGTTCCAGTTTTTGACAAGGATGGCAAAAAGGTTGATGAAGTTTGTCACTGGCGTAGTCCTGGCCATTTTAGGTTTAGTAGTGCTAATAGCTATCACCGTATTGAAATGGTTGAAGGGATAACTCCTTGGACTATGTTTATGCCAGGTCCACAAAAGAGGGAATGGGGATTCCTAGTCAATAATCGTTGGATACACAACGAAAAGTATTTGTCAGAAAGAGCCACTGCTCATTGAAATTTAGTAATTTGTTGATCTGCCTGTGATACGCAGGCCAGCATAGAGCATATTTGGGGCTCCGTTGGTGGAGCCCACCATTCTGACCAAATGTTTCCTAGAGGTTGATTGTTACAATCACTCCCTGCTACCCAACCATTATGATTTATTCTTAACCGCTCTATTCCCACATTACAATGCATTCCAGTGTAAACTGGATTTGTGCTATATTTTTCATCATGCCGTTGTTGCCAAGTAGTTGTTTCGAACTGTATTTTTTTCTCTACAACAACTCTACCTTGCATTATATCTAATTGATGTTCGGTGTAATCAAACATTCCACAATCTTCTCTGGCATTGTTATATAAAACAGATTTGCTGACTATAAACTTATGTTCTCGTTCTACGGTCAATGCTCGCTCAAGATCTTCCTCAAAATGATCCGGACGAATAGGAACAATGACATCAATGGGTTTTAATTTTGACCTAAATGTTTCTATGATGTATTTGATTAACGCAGGATTTTGCCAATAGTGATAACTTAATCTCAACTGATCAACCAAAGGTTCCACCGCCCACCAATCCATCCATAGTTGCCCGCCGTTGGTGTGAAGCTCAATTGTTCCTCCGGCTTCTTGACATAATTTTAAAATCCTAACAGTTCCGTCCATATCTAGAGGTTCACCACCGTTAAATGTCCAATCTATAGTTCTTCCTAACTCAGCATAGTGATCTATTATTAATTTGGTTATTCGAACATAGTCAACTGTATCCGGAGGAAGACCTCCACCTCTCAATGAGCCAGGGCAATAACTGCATTCTGCTTTACAGTAATCGTTGAGATACCAGGTGATTTGAGTTTTTAATTGAGTCATCTGTTGACACAGCCTAAATAATAACGTATACTATTTACTCGTAGACAACACATGGTAGCTTTTATGAATAAAATTGATGAAATCTTGCTAATCACTCAAGAGGAGTGCGCCGAAGTCACTCAGGCCATCAGCAAGTGCTTTAGGTTTGGACTTGACAATATTAAACCAGGAAAACCAAAAAGTAACAGAGAACATCTTGAAGAAGAACTAGGCGATTTAGTGGCAATGATTACACTTTTAGAAATGCATGGCGTAATTAGTCAACACAATATCGAAAAGGCCAAACTGGCCAAATTTGAAAAACTTAAACAATGGTCAAATATCTATGAGCAAGCTGAAGATCAGTGAACTGTTCTACTCCATACAAGGAGAAGGTCGATATATGGGAGTGCCCAGTGTATTCCTTCGTACCTTTGGCTGTAACTTTACCTGCGATGCGTTTGGTATGCCACGTGGAACAAAAAGTATAGAACGAGTACAAGTAGCATTTGCACACGGTAATACTCCTTACAAGGACTATAAAGAATTACCCCTTGTGAGCACAGGCTGCGACAGTTATGCCAGTTGGGATCCAGCATTTAAAGACCTAAGCCCTCTACTAACTACAGATGCTATTGTAGAGCGTATTATGGAAATTCTCCCACACGGTGAATGGCGTGACGAACATCTGGTTATCACAGGTGGCGAACCATTGCTAGGATGGCAACGACAGTATCCAGACTTGTTGGATCATCCTAAGATGGCAAGGCTTAAAGAAATCACATTCGAGACCAACGGCACCCAAACACTTACACCAAAATTTAAAGAATATTTAAGAAAATGGGAATGTTATCACGATGGCAATTTTCATAGAGAAATTACATTTAGTGTCAGTGCTAAACTGCCCTGTAGTGGCGAAGCATGGGAAGATGCTATTAAACCCAAAACAGTCTATGAATACGAAACCTATGGCACTGCCTATCTAAAATTTGTTATTGCTACAGAACAAGACTTTGCCGATGCCCAACGTGCTATTGCTGCCTATCGTGGTGCAGGGTTTGAAGGACATGTTTATCTAATGCCAGTAGGTGGGGTAGAAAGTGTCTATTCTATGAATAACAAAAATGTGGCCATCCTGGCTATGAAAAATGGTCTACGATATAGCGATCGTCTCCAACTTCCCTTATTTTCTAACGCCTGGGGAACATAATGGAATGGTTTAAAAAACTCTTTGAAAAGAAAGTCACAGAAACACCTGCTGCCGAACCCAAGGCTGCTCCAACAGAAAAAGAAATTGCCACTGCCAATAAAGAGCCATGGGTGGCTGTGCTGACTACTCACGTCAACAAAGAAAACATTCGCAACGGTTTTTTTGAACTTGATTGGAACGAATACTTTGTGCTACAATTACGAGGTGCTGGTTACACAGGCGAAACAGATGAGGCCATTGTGGATGCTTGGTTTACTGAACTGTGTCGCAATGTTGGTACAGAAGAAGGGGTTGATATGGGACGTCGTGGTTCTGGTTATGTTAATCGCGCCCTACGTGATGATGGGCGAACTGAGATTTATTAATGAGCAAAACTTATATTTTAGTTGATACTGCAAATACATTTTTTAGGGCCCGACATGTGGTCCGTGGAGATCTCAATGATAAGATTGGTATGAGCATTCATACCGTATTGAGCAGTGTTCGCAAGGCCTGGAGAGACTTTAAAGGCGACCATGTCATCTTCTGCCTAGAGGGGCGTAGTTGGCGCAAGGATCATTATGCTCCTTATAAACGACAAAGAGCAGAAGCCCGTGCCGCACATAGTCCACGTGAAGCAGAAGAAGAACGAGTATTCTGGGAAACATTTGATCAGTTTAAAGACTTTGTTCTGAACAAGACCAATACCAGTGTGCTACATAATTCACAACTGGAAGCAGATGATCTCATTGCTGGTTGGATTCAAAGCCATCCTAAAGACAATCATGTGATTATCAGCACAGACGGAGACTTTGCACAACTTATTGCTCCTAATGTACGTCAATATAACGGCATCATGGGTGTTACCACTACACATGAAGGCTACTTTGATGAGAAAAATAAACCGGTAATTGATAAAAAGACCAAAGCAGTTAAACCTGCGCCCGAGCCAGAATGGCTGCTATTTGAAAAGTGTATGCGAGGTGATACTAGTGACAACATCTTCAGTGCTTATCCTGGTGTGAGAGAAAAAGGCGGTAAGAACAAAGTCGGTTTACGAGAAGCATTTGCCGATAGGAAGACTCGTGGCTACAACTGGAACAATATGATGCTACAGAGATGGGTTGATCATGAAGGAGTTGAACATCGTGTATTAGACGATTATCAACGTAACGTACAACTATGCGATCTTACTGCTCAACCTGCCGAGATTAGAAAGATTATTCAAGAAACAATAGATCAAGAAATTGAAAAGGCAAAAAATATTCCACAAGTAGGAATAAGATTACTTAAATTCTGTGCGGCTTTTGACTTGCAAAAGATCAGTGAACAAGTAGAAAGTTATGCAGAACCACTTAACGCAAGGTACGCTCAATGACATCATCGACAGCAAAAAATCTAATACCAAATAAAGAATGGTTAGTCAAATACGGCAATGAAAAAATTGGCAGTATTTCCAAGGAAAAAAAGGGCTACGCATTTTTGCGAAATGGCAAAAAGATCTCTTTTAAAAATCTATCCGAGGTCAAATCTCAACTAGGGATTGCACTGTTTGAAGACAATATTAAAAAAATAAAAACAGACAAAGAAGATAAAAATTATTCAATCTACGATTATCCCTGTAAAACTAAACCCTACGATCCAGTATTTAATTTACGAAATCGACTGCCACTATATGTTAAAAATCTCAAAAGTAAAAGTAGATATTGTGCCGGATATTATCTCATCGAGTTTCGCAAAGGCTGGACAAAGGCCTATTGCCCTAAACTGATTACATTACAAAGATATCCTTATCAAGGTCCATTTAAAACTGAAGAAGAGATGAAACTTCAGTTAAATATATCAAATAAATCATGAAAGAATTAAACACACTACCTATTGAAGATTTCTTAAATCGTGCTCGTGTTGCTATTAAAAGCAATCAACGAGACCTTACCCTTTCCATTAAAGAAGTAACTGATCTTCAAAATAGTTTAAGTGTAGTAATGACCCGTTTAGCAGGAGAATTAGATCAAGTAATGACCAATATTCCATCAGGAGATATTGAAATACGTATGAATGGTGGAAAATTTTAATAAAATGGGCTAAATATAGTTACTCTTTTGGAGAACTATGTCATGAGCCGACCGAAACCCACAGTAATACTAGAAACCACAAATAAAAAAACTTTTAAAGTAGATCAAGTTCTAGAAGCTGAGGCCATTTGGGCAGTTTTTTACAAAGATAAACCTATCAATTTAAAAACCAGCAGTATGGTAGCACAACACATTGGTCCTAAATATAGAAAGGTTAGTTTTTCCAATGCAGGCCACGCTCACAATCTCGCAAACAAAATGAATAAACTGTTTAACACTGAAGATTTTGTCGTATATAAACTAACCACCGGTGAACAGGTCACCAATGAATCAAAAGATTGAAATAACACGCTATGTGGCAGAACAATTAGGACTGCCCGTTGATGATAAGAATTTAAGAAAACATAAACGCCTTTGGTGGCAAAATTTAAGAGTTAAACCCAAAGGCGGACTGCGTCTTACTGAAGACGGATATACTGCTCTTTGCCAAGCCAAAATTAGAGATCTCAAAGTCAAATATGACGCCAAGTTTGAGTATAAGAGCGAGTTTATTCTCCTGCTAGACAACTATATAGACGCACCTTGGTACATTACTCCAAAAGCCATTCATGTGTTCAACGACCGTTTAGCTGTTCAACTAGTGTTGTTTTCAGGCAACATTGAACGACTAATACGGGCAAAAATTGCCAGCGACTTGACAGCAACCGCTGACTAAGGTATAATAGATACATGTTGAAGCAGTAGGCAATCGACATTAACCACTACTAACTTTGAGAGTTTTTAAATGTCAGAGAAAATTTCCGCAAATCGTACCGTTAGCCCGAACGAAGCTAAACGTAGCATTCGCAAGTGCATTAAAATCCAGCGCCCTGTATTCATGTGGGGTCCTCCGGGTATCGGCAAAAGCGATATTGTCAAACAAGTCGGCGACGAATTTGGACGTGAGGTTCGCGATGTGCGATTGAGTCTTTGGGAACCCACCGATATCAAAGGTATTCCTTATTACAATAGCGATCAAGGCACAATGACCTGGGCACCGCCATCAGAACTGCCTACTGACCCAGATAGCACTGATATCCTGTTCCTGGACGAGCTTAACTCGGCTGCCCCGGCTACGCAGGCTGCGGCATATCAGTTAATTCTTAATCGCCGCGTTGGCACCTATGTTCTTCCCAAAGGTGTTAGCATCGTAGCAGCAGGCAATCGCGAGACTGACAAGGGTGTTACTTATCGTATGCCGGCTCCGTTGGCAAATCGCTTCCTACATATCGAACTGCGTAGCGACTACGAAGATTGGCTCCAGTGGGCCACGCTGAACAAAGTTCATGAGCAGGTAGTTGGCTACATTGGTTTTGCCAAACAGGATCTCTACGATTTTGATCCAAAAAGTGCCAGCCGTTCCTTTGCTACTCCACGTAGCTGGTCCTTTGTTAGCGAACTGCTTGAGGACGATGACTTGCCAGAAAGCACACTGACTGACTTGGTTGCTGGCGCTGTAGGTGAGGGTCTTGCTGTTAAATTTATGGCACATCGTAAGGTTGCCAAGCAGATGCCTGACCCAACTGAGATCCTTAACGGCAAGGTCAAAGTCTGCAATATCAAAGAAATTTCGGCTATGTATTCACTTACTGTGAGTATGTGCTACGAACTGCAATCTGCATATGAGAAAAAAGTTAAGGATTGGGATCCTATGGCAGATTGCTTCTTTGGGTTTATGATGGACAATTTCCCAACAGAATTAGTTGTGATGGGAGCCAAGACGGCGCTCACAACCTACAAACTTCCATTTGATGCCAGCAAGTTGAAGAACTTCGATCGATTCCACGAGAAATACGGCAAGTATATTATCACCGCAATGGAGTAAAAATAAGGCCCGAAAGGGCCTTATTTGTCTCTTGACATATTAAATAAGTGTGTGTATAATAGCTCATATACAGTTAAACAACGGAGAAAGCAATGGCATCAGTAATGAAATCCGAAAAGACCAAGAAGATTGTTCCTAAGAACTTTACTCAGGCAGAAAAGAATAAAATTGTAGAAAAATTGGTAACTGCACGTATTGGGTTGTTGCTCCGGCATCCGTTCTTTGGTAACCTTGCTACTCGTATGCAACTCATCGATGCCACTGACTGGTGCTCCACACTGGCCACAGATGGTCGTCGCTTTTACTACAATAACGACTTTGTAAATCGATTGACTCCAAAGCAGGCCGAGTTTGGCTTTGCACACGAAGTGCTCCATAACGTGTTTGACCATATCGGTCGTCGAGATGGACGTCATGCTGTATTGAGCAATATTGCTGCCGACTATGCCGCCAACCAGATCCTCAAAGATGAGCGCATTGGTGAAGTGCCGGATTGGATTAAAATTTTCCAAGATAACAAATATCGCGGTAAGTCTTACGAAGAAATCTACGACGAGCTTTACGAAAAAGCCGATAAGATCAAAATAGAAGATCTCGGAGAACTGTTAGACGAGCATCTTGACGACACCGAGAAAGGCGATGAAGATGGTGATGGAGAGGACGAAGGCAAAGGAAAGCGTCCTCGTCTCACTGCCGAGGAGCGGAAACAGATCCGCGACGAGATCAAAGAAGCAGTAGTAGCCGCGGCACAGGCAGCAGGCGCAGGTAAAGTGCCGGCAGGTATTGCTCGTATGATCAAAGATTTTACCGAGCCCAAGATGGATTGGCGGCAGATGTTGCGTATGAATATCCAAAGTATTATCAAGAGCAACTTCAGTTTTAACCGCCCAAATCGCAAAAGCCAACATTGTGGTGCTGTATTGCCTGGTATGATGAATGAGGAAACTATTGACATAGCCTGTGGCATTGACATGAGTGGCAGTATTACTGATGCAATGGGCAAAGACATGATCAGTGAGATCAAAGGTATCATGGAAGAATACCAAGACTTTAAACTTAAACTTTGGTGTTTTGATACTGATGTTTATAGCTATGCCGAATTCTCCAGTGACAACGCAGATGAGATCAACTCATACGAGTGCAAAGGCGGCGGCGGGACTGACTTCGAAGCCAACTGGAATTTTATGAAAGAGGAAGGTATTGAACCCAAGAAGTTCATTATGTTCACAGACGGACTGCCTTACGGCACATGGGGTGACGAACATTATTGCGATACGCTGTTTATTATCCACGGTAGTGAAACTATTGTTCCACCGTTTGGACAATACGCCTATTACAAAGATGCTGCCTAATGGCTCTCAGTAGAGGACAAGTAAACCCGTTAAGTGCTTTGGGGGTAAGAAAATTAACTTTTATCCCTGAGCATTTTAGTTCTATTTCAGTATCCACTGCTGTAGATATCAAATTATTAGATCACTGGATTAACTACCACTTAAATAGTAGGTATGCAATCAAGCGAAGCCTGAGTGTCGATAAACTTAATAAGGTAGTCGATGTAACGGTAATTGGCATAGAGGATCCCAGGGAGATCACTATGCTGTCATTAGGATGTCCCTATTTACACAACAACAAGGAAGATTTTTAAAATGGATGATCAAGCACAATTAGCAACAGAAACAGATATCGGCGGCCAAGCACCTGCTGCTCCTGCTCCCGAACTCAGCATTAGCGACCTTCAGAATCTACGTGCTATTGTAGATACCGCAGCACGTCGTGGCGCGTTTCAAGCAGCAGAAATGAGCGCAATTGGCGCAGTTTTTGATCGTGTTAATGCATTTCTAAATGCCGTAGCACCTGCTGCCCCGGCACAAACCGAAGAATCGGCTCCCGCAGAAACAGTTGCAGAAGCAGTTGCAGAATAAATAGGAGTTCACATGAAACATGTGGGAAAAATGAAAAACAATGGCGCGAAAATCGTCATTGCATATCGCACTTTGCCGGGTGATCCTCTCAGCGCCTTGGTGGTAGGAACCAATGTGCTAGGAGATTCCTATCACGATAGCCTCATGCAACTGCTTCAAACCAATGAAGCACAGTCGGCCAATGAACTAGCAGATATTCTGTCAGTCCGTCGATTCCCCGACGGCAGTAACATGTTGGAGTGGTTTCATAACAATGGTCACCTTAAAAAGGTTCCCACAAATGGTGTATTGGTAACTCCTACTCCTCAGAGTAATGTTCCCCTCGATGAGCTCAATGTTATCATTGCAGAACAAAAAGGAGTGACTCTTGAGGATTTAGCAATTACCGATGGTGGCAAGCCCAACCCTAAATCTGATAAAACTCCGGAGCCTGTGGCTGAACCTGTTGTCGAAGAATTGAGTGCTGTAGATCTAAGGTCTCGCGCCGATGCTCTAATCAAACAGGCTCAGCAACTGCGCAAAAAGGCAGACGAACTGGATCCACCAAAAAGCAAAAGCAAGAAAGCCGCTGTTGAAGTTGAATGAAACAGTACCTAGGTGCTCTTAAAAATGTTCTAGAAAATGGAGACCTACATCCTGATCGTACAGGCGTAGGTACCCGCAGTCTTTTTGGTCTTCAACTGCGTTTCGATTTAACAGCGGGATTTCCAGCCGTTACCACTAAAAAACTTGCCTGGCGATCTGTAGTAAGCGAACTACTTTGGTTTATCGAAGGCAGTGGGGATGAAAGAAAACTGAAGGAACTACTACACGGTGAACCAAACAGTGATAAGAAAACTATTTGGAGCGACAACGAAAGTGCTGATTATTGGCAACGCAAAAAAAAGTTTAAAGGTGATTTAGGCAGAATTTACGGCGTTCAATGGCGCACTTGGAGAGCCCCGGTGTTTGGTGCAAATCGTATGGGGATCAAGCACATTGATCAACTGGTTGACCTAATCAACGGTATCAAAGCAGATCCATACGGTAGGCGACATATTATTACAGCATGGAATCCAGGTGAACTGGATCTAATGGCATTGCCACCGTGCCATATGATGGCTCAGTTCTATGTCAGTAATGGACAACTAAGTTGTCAAATGTATCAGCGCAGTGCGGATATGTTTTTGGGAGTGCCGTTTAACATCGCTAGCTATGCACTGTTTACGCACATGATAGCCCAGGTCTGTAATTTAGAGGTAGGGGAGTTGATTATTACGTTAGGTGATGCTCATATCTACAATAATCACATCGATCAAGTTAAAGAACAATTGTCCAGAGAGCCTATGGCTTTGCCTGTTCTAACACTGAATCCAGCAATCAGTGTCATTACCAATTTTGGTATGAATGATATTGAACTAATTGGATATAACAGTCACGGCGCCATAGCAGCACCAATGGCTGTTTAAACTACTAAAACTTCTATAATTCCATAGCCCTTTTCTTGGCCGGAAAGGGCTTTTCCTATTACAGCATTAGGACTATCACCTTCGGTCCATGCTGCGGCATAACCAGGATGGAAACTGGTTACCAATAGATCGCCTTTTTCTATTCGACCTTGAACTCGGCAAGGAACACGGCCTTTTAAGGCAATATAGGGGTGAGTTTCGTCTGTTCCGGCGTCAGAATTCATCATATATGCTGGATTTTTACTCACTATTCCTGCCACTGCTGTATTGGCCTTAATGCCAGTTGTTGTGACTTCTTTTTCTCCACCGATAACCAATACAGTTCCAATTTCATAAACTGCATCAGCGGCATATCTTTCGGCCAAATCGGCATATCTAGAGGAAGTAGCAGTTGCATTTACCACTCTGGTAGAAACATTATATGTAAAAGAACTGGTAGAGAACAATCCACCTGTGGTAGACACCATAGGAATAGAAAGTATTCCGGTTGTAGTAGATCCTACTACAACATTGGTCGCTGTCACTGCTATTAATGATTCTGCTGCCGTTCCCCAGAAATAATAATCGGCTGCTCGACTGGATCCGTTTCTATTGCAACCGGCTAATGTTATACCTTTTTTAATCCCATACTTGAAATCTGGACGATTTCCAGTGGAATCAATTAGATCTGAATTTTCAATAATCACAGTCGAAGTAGAAACAACATCATTAAAAGCAGTAATAGTAACTATGGGTCGATTATTTAAATTACCCTTAATAATGGGTATTGTGGTGTCTCTATAAGATTCTTCTCGAAATACCCACAATGCTTGTTGAATAGAAGAAATTGTCGGGCCTATGGTTAGATATGAACTTCCATTGAATGCCTTAAGTTGATTATTATTACTATCCCACCATAATTCGCCGGTTAAAGATTGACTAGGCGATTCCGATTGTACCCTGAGTACCGCCAATCCTTTGAAATTTTTACCATCGTAACAAACATTTAATCGACGTTGATCGGCAGTGGAATTGAACCATATCTGTCCCAATATTGGTCGAGTAGGTGGAGTTGTATTAGAAAAGTTTTCTAGTAATTTAAGAAAGTTTTCGTTTTGTATCTCGCCGTATCCAGCATAGTTTCTACCAACAAAAGTTAGATCAGTGGTAAGATCCAAACTGGCATCTTGCAATACAACGAGAGAATTTCCATTGGTTTTATTTAGGATATATGGCATTGTAATTTTCCTGTGTTATTACCAAGGGCCGTCATCTGTTATTCTAATACGAGACCATACATTTGTAGCAGTACATATGTATAGATAATTAAAATTAGTGCCAGTGGAACCATAAGCAAATTGCCCGACAGTGCCAGTGCTATTTTTAGCCGGAGGAGGATTATTTCCTAGATATAAATCTCCCGATAATTGTATATCTCCTAATATGGTTAAACCTTTGACTGTAGCAGTTGTAGTACCGGTCACTAGATAAGAGAAGTTTGATAATGTGTTGATAACAAAAGGTTCTGAAGATATATAACCTAATGTAACTCCATAATTTTTTATTAAAGTTAAATTTTTTGCATTGAAATCAATATCTCTAATCTGTATAGGTGGAGATATCCATCCATTTTCTACAGTACCAAACTGTGGGCCAACAACGCGAGATATACCATTGTTATATATTTTTAACTGTTGATTTACAATATCCCACCAAAAATCACCATTGACTAATCCAGTTGAAGTCGACGAAAATACTACTGTATTAGCAAGTGATCTAAAAGATCCATCATATATTTTTAATCTCTTTGCAGTGGTATCGTACCACAACTGGCCTTTTAATGGGCCGTTAGGTGGATTGTTGGCAGTATTGGCATTATTGGCCAATAACTTTATTAGATTATTATTATAGTATTCGCCGAACCCAACATAATTTTTTCCAATTAAAGTAAGACTGGTTGTATAATCATTAATAGAGCCATCTGCTAATAAGACTAAAGTGGTTCCGTCTGTGTTTGATATTGTATATGCCATTCGATTTTATCCTATTTTCCAGCTGTTACCATTAAAAAATACAGGAACATAGTAACCCGGAGATCCGGCAACTACATTATTATAGAATGTAGTGGTGCTGGCATTACTAACAAACGCTCGCATTCCTTGAATACCGGTCGGTAATGTTGTTACAGTATAGATTTTTGTATTGGTTATTGTTTCGCCAACATTTAAATTTCCACCAATACCGACTCCACCTACTACTGTTAGGGCACCTGTAGTAGTCGATGTTGACGCCGCAGTACTGTAGATTGTTGTGGTATTACCAATATTTAATCTACCACCTATACCGACTCCGCCGGCTACAGTAAAAGCGCCTGTAGCAGTCGAAGTTGATATTGAAGTATTTGATAATGACAATGTAGAAGTGGTTAAATTGAGACTTTTAACATATAGTTTTTTACCTACATGAAGATTACCACTTTCTATATACACAGAATCTAATAAAGAAGTAGCAGCCGTAGTAAAAACTATCTTTCCACTCGGAGTAGTATTAGAAATAATAGCATCATTGCCATTTTTATAAAATTGAATAGGAGTGTTATCCCCGGCATTAGAAGAAATTGTTACACCATAACTTCCAACAAAACTAACCTTGCCAGTAATTATTTCACCACCTAAATTATTTTTTCTTAAAAATGATGAAACAGGGTAGATAGAATTACCAATAGATAGATTATATGTTGATGAAGAAACTCCATTAAAGATAGCATTAATATCTGTGGCTAAATTTACACCCGGAACCAATGAAGTGAATCCTTCTATTGTGCTCGGGCCAGGAGTAAACGCATCCTTTGCAACAATAGATACAACCTTTCCGGATACTTTGTTTAATATAACATCATAAGGTCCGCCGGTATTTGCCGGCAATGATGCAACAAATGCTCCTGTATCAGTTGATGTTGATGGTCCTACAGTAGTCCAATTTCCAGAACTGTAAATTTTAAGTTGATTTTTACTGATGTCAACCCATATATCTCCATTTTTAAGACCTTGACTGGATTCTAATTTTGGATCGGTAATTTGCTGATATATTCCAGTAACACTGGGCCACCTTATGTTAGAAGGGGTCCCGTCCATGATTCTCAAAATTTTATTATTAGAATCACTGGTATCATACCATAGTTGTCCTTCTATGGGATTTACAGGTGAAATTGGACTGGCAAAGTTTTCTAATAGATGTAAAAAATTTTCTGCAGTTTTTTCCCCGTAATTAGGATAACCTCTTCCTATTAAATTTAGGCTTGTATCAATAGTATTAATACCAGGAGACATGTCCGGTACCAATATTGTGTAAGGTTTACCCTTATCTGAAAATTTCAGGCGATATGGCATGCTGATTAAATTCCGTTACTTAGACTCTGTATTCTAACAGTGTAATCAATTTGTATCATTCTATTTAATGATTTTTGTACAGGATGGAATATCACATGCGTTAACAAGTCTCCCATTCCGGGACCTTCGGCACTATAGGATCTTAAACCTAACTCGTCAAAGACATATGTACCATCGGTATTTGTAGCATTATCAAATGCTGCTTGTCCTTCGGGCTCGCCAAAATCCAATAAGCAACTTACGAGAATGTCACTATAAGGAGCACCTAATATATGTCGAACCTCCATGAAATTTCTTGCAGGATCAAGATTATCGCCGGACTTAGGATCGATAGTCTTAATATAGGTTTGATTATAAAGGGCAGCACTGGTGCCAACAGTATTTGGGGTTAAGTAAGTTATAATTCCAGTTTCGTCTATTCTAGTTCCGCCATTACCAAATGTCATTTCAGCAATGGTTCCAAATCCTTGATTGCTTAAACTTCTTGCTAATGCCAACGAAAAATTTTCATAGTGTATAGCATTTCTTTTATCAATGAAAACTTCTTTGGTCTGTGGGTCAAAAATCTTGATGTGCCCCTGAACCGTAATTTTTCCCTGCTCATTGGGCTTGGTCTGTACCGGAGGACTGTTTTTAACTGGTTCTGTTTTGTTCATGATATTATTTATTTTAAATTAAAAAGCAGGAGTTGAGATTTTTTTCCAGACATTGGTTGCCACACAGATATAAATGAAATTGTTGTTATAGGCTATATCACCCACTGTCCCAGGACTGGTTTCAGTTGCCGGTATAGAGGCTGCACGAAATCCTGAAGATCCTTGCGTACCTTGTGTACCTGCATTTCCAGTATTTCCTCTTTGTCCGGTTATACCTTGAACTCCTTGTGTACCCACTCCTGTGGTACCTTGATTGCCTAACGTACCTTGAATACCTATCGCACCTTGGCTACCTGTAGTACCCTGCCCGGCATTTTGACCCGCGATACCCTGACTACCATTAGTTCCCTGGGGACCTGCACCGCCTTGCGCACCTTGAGAACCGACTGGACCCCCATATCCTATACCGATAGCACCTTGACTACCACTGGCGCCTTGAGCTCCTGCTACATTGCTGACTCCTGCAGGCCCCTGACTACCCGAGGTTCCTACAGTTCCGGCTGTTCCTTGCGAACCAGAGGTACCCTGGGGGCCCATGTGTTCGATCTGCGTTATTTGATCAATGAGATCTTGAAATCTTACCCGTCTGGCCAATCTGCGATCCTCGACCACAAAGTACGTTTCATTGGTTGCTGTAGTAATAACTGGCAATTGCGAAATCTTTGGCATATTAAAAATCCTCTAGTGGCTGATCATCATTGGTAGTAATGGAATATCCAGCATCGTCGACCAATGCAACATCTCCTCCATAATAATACTTATCTGGTAACTCTGCGGGTCTGGCCTGTATAAATTTAGCAGGAACGGTAATACTATCCATAATTGATCTAGTTTGGCTAGTATTAATTATATCATTCCATACTGTGGCTTCTCGTTTAATTACAGTTAATTTTACTCCCGGTTTCAATCCTTCTTGTATATTTAAGACTAATTTGGCGGTAATATTAGGTAAATTTGACAAAGTTACATTAAATTCCGCAGGAATATAATCCAATCCATGATAAATGTATCCATTAACAGAACTTAATTCTTGACTATTTTCATATACCCATACTTGATTAGTAGCAGTGACAATATAACCTGTTCCTAATACTGTAGTGATAGGCAATTGATCTACAGAATCCACAGACCCATTGAGAACAAATTTTGGACTATCATAAGATGTAACAATATCTTGGTGAAATATTCCTGCTTTACGCAATTTTCTACCACCATATATTACTTCAATTTGGTCGGCAGCATTATAATTTGCAGAAAGTTCTATACCATTGTTATTAAATTGATAGTAGGTTCCTGTATTTAGAATACCGGATGACGAAAATATAAAATAAGTATTGGTCGATGTCGAAGTCAATTGTGTTTGAGAAAGAACTGTTTCCTTTGCCGGTATGGTCTGTTCAGGACTTTGATCAATGACCTTTGTATGCTCTTCACTATAAAAACTCGGTGCTGTTCCTAATGTTGACCTTCTTAATTGCCCTAAAACATTTCCTGTAATTGTAAAAAATTCAATACGCTCCCCATCGATAATTATTACACCCGGAATATTTTTAGCGGCCAAAGGCGGAGTTAATACCGAAGCATCGGCAACATGTATTTCAGTATCTGTAAAATTCAACTCTCGTGTCAGGTAAGTGGTGTTTTGTTTGCTTAGTCTCTTAAAATGAGTTCTATTGAAGATATCATTGAACACCCGGTAACCTAAAATAGTTGTTGCTAAATTGGCATTACTGATTGAAATTATGGTAATATTATCGCTGTTGTAATGTTCAAATTTAGAACTTATTTGAACAGTAATATAATCATCTAAAACTTCATAATCCAGACGATTGACCAAAGGTACACCATTTACTATTACCCAAAGATAATTTGTATCAAGCACCGGACGGCTAATCCTATATCTTCTTCCTGCTACACCTGAGAATCTTTCTGTCCTAATCAGCATGGTATCATGATTATTATAGGTAATCACTCGTAATTGTTTACCCGGAGTAAGATTAGATCCTGGACTAATAATTAGATATGGTAGAATTATATCATAATCCCAGTCGGAATTGTTCGGCTTACTGATAATTGCTATAACATCATTCAACTCTAAACTTGCTTTTATGTTTACTTGATTTCCGGAAATTATCTCATAGTCAAATCCTCGACGTAATTCTTTACCGTTAACATATACTCTAACTCGCTCATCATTCGTTGTATATGAACCGGAATTATTAATAATAAATTGCTTATTAAAAGTATTTTCTACACGATAATAATCTGCATGTGGAGGTCTTAAAATTTTCCTGTAACCTGTAGTAGGATCATATAGTTCAACAATGGCCTGCTCTACTACAGGTTCTATATTTCCAGGAAGGTACGACAACAAATAGTTGGTGTTATTGGTAATCAATATTGTTTCTTCTCTAACTTCATTAAAATACTTGTTGAAATTTCCAAAGAACCATGCTATAACTGTATTTTCTATACTAGGAGACAAGCCGTAAACATTAACTGCGGCTCTGCGATTCCCTGAACCTACATAGGTTAACTCATAATAAGGTGTCTTAGAAGAGTCACTGGTAATTGGCAGGCCATTAACGGTTACATAAGCACTTTTAACTGTCAATCTCGATGCTAAACTCTGTACCTGAGTCGATGTTGACCCTATAATAGAAACACTAGACGAGTCTATTACACCAGATTCTTTATCAGGTCTTCCACCTCCTATACCTACAATCATATATCCCAACTGACCGTTAACTGTCTGCGGAGGAACTACAATACTATTAGTTGCCCAATTGATTGTATATTCCGAAATGTTATTCCAGTTAGTGGTAGTGTTGTAAGTGAAAATGTTTCCATTAAAAGAAACTATAATGCTATTAATACTAGGAGGAACCATAGACAACTGCTGTGTAGTAGTCGAATTGGCTATAATTTGCACATACGAAGACAACACTGTCGGAGCACCTTGAGGATTTTTAGTATAGACGTTGATGCCAACACTTTCATTAATTTCTCCAGGAACCAATTCTTCCGGAGCATGGCTGGTGTTGGGTGTAATGAATCCATCCCCATCAATAGTAATATCCTCTGGTAATATACCAAGAGCACTAATTCTAGTACCTGTAGTCCAAGACCCTCCATCAATTGCACTATCTAAGATTGATGCATTTGAATCTAGTGTCCAAAATTCCATAGTAGATCCAACAGGTATGTCTCGAATTGTTGCAGAATTAACTACAATACGATTAGTAACCGTATCAATACTTACAACACTAACTGTAGAAGTTGAAAAGACATTGGTTAATGTACTAATTACATTGACATATTGTCCTTTAGATATTCCCCGAATTCCTACCAATCCTATACTAGTCCATGTGCCGCCAATACTGAGAGATACGGCATTTGTCAAGGTGCTGGTGTAATATGATACGTCATCATTCCATGCAGAATCAGCAAAGGGATCTATATCCCATTGGGTAGTGTAATCAAATTTTAACGATTCAATTCTATTTTTAGGATAAACAATTCCGGAAATTAATTGTCCTAAATCTAACCCGGGCATTCCAGAAGTAGCCGTATAATAATTTAATGTTCTATCTACAGCATTAAGTAGGTTAATTTTTTTAGTATAGGAAATTTTTAAAGTTTGATACAACTTAGGAGTGTAGTTTAAAAATCTAATTTTGCTATACTGTTTTTTATACTCACCGATAGACTCGCCATACTCTAAATCATAATTAATAATTGTATAATCTGAATTTAAAACCAGAGAGCCGTCCAGTGTAATTGTAATTTTAGATTTTTCAGGTTCAGGTATCCATGTTAATACAAATTCATTATTATATCCATTACATAAAAAATTATCTGTTTGATACAAATCTGTTATTTCAGAAGACCTACTTGTTCTATCAAACTTTAGCCCAATTAAATTAGTTCTAACTGTGCCGGTGATCGAACGATTATCTTTCCAAGATTTCCAAGGATAGACGTTGGTTAATGTGCTATCGATATTCACCGTTTCAAACTCATCATCTATGTCATTATAATAAGCAGGTAAATCAAAGTCTGTGGTATAAGATCTTGACGTATCTAATACAGAGTAGTTC